GATCAAAGCCTACTATCAGAGCGCGGCTGGTGATAAAAACTTTGACAAGTGGATGTCTGTCGCGCAGGCTGGTCTTGCTATGATGCAATCTGAAGAACCGACTCTTGCTGGCGCCCTAGGGGAAGCTGGCACCGCTGGTCTCAAAGCATACAATGACGCACAGAAACGCTACCGTGAGGGACTCGGTGATGTTATCAACGCTCGCGTTGCGTTGCAAAAAGCTATGGCATCATCTGGCCTGACCGTAGGAGACAGAATTAAATCGGCTCAAGATTATTATGATCTCGCGGCAAAACGTGCCACCGTTCTTACGAAAGAGAGAGGGTTAACGTTGAGCGACGAAGAGTTGCGACAAGTTCTACTGAGCGACGATGAGTACATTAGATACATATCTCTGGGCAGGGCGCTTGAGCAACCCGTTTTTGGAACAGATGGGGTCATAAAAGCTGGCGACGTAACAAAGAAGTAGGAGGCCATCATGCCTATGCATTTTCAGCAGGGTGCTAGCGGTCAAATCTACGAATTTAACATCTCTGGCATCTACCCAACAGAACAAGAACAGCAACGTATAAACTCAATCCTAACGGATAAGTTTAACGATGCTCCCGTATTGTTTAATGTCGAGGAGTCATCCGCTCCCAGCAGTAACGCAATTATGCGCGGACTATCAGTCGGCACAGATCAAATGCAGTTGGGCTTTGGCTCGGCCATAGAGGGCATTGGCAAGGTCACTGGGATTGAGGGTCTTGAAAAATACGGCCAAGAGGTAATCGAAACTAATAAGGCTGACCTTGCCGTTCAGCCAGCCCTAAAAACTTGGGAAGAAGTTGATGGTGTTGGCGACTTCTTTACCTATTTTGGTGAGCAACTTGGTTCTACTGCGCTCCAGATGGCTGGCACTGTCGGCGCATCTATTGGCGGCGGTGCAGTTGCTGGCCCTGCTGGGGCGATTGCTGGCGGTATGGCGTTTAATGTCCCATATTTTTATGGTCAAAATCGTGAAGCGCAGAAACAAGCAGTCGAGCAAGGCTACATAACAGAGTTGGATGAAGGCGCCGCAATTCTATCGGCGGTACCACAGGCCGCATTAGATTACGTTATGGACAGATTCTTGGTCGGGCTTGGGCCGGGAAAGAATTTACTTGGCGGTGGCGGGCTTCTAACTCGTGGGGTTAAAAACGTAGCCACTGGTGCTATAACTGAGGCCCCTACAGAAATAGGACAACAATTTCTTGAGAGGCTTCAGGCTGGCAAGCCATTGGCGGACGAAGAAGCGTTAAGAGAATACTACGAAGCTGGTGTTGCTGGCGGACTTATAGGTGGAACCGTGAGGGGTACGACTGGTATTATCGGTGGTGACCCAGAAGCCCGCAGAAAAAAAGCCGAGCTTGAACAAGACGGCTTAGAAGAAATGGTTGACGCATCTGAGAAGGTGACGACTGGTAAAAGGGTTCGGTCTGTTGAGGAAATATCTAACGCAGAAATAGACGACGACCCAGTAGCAGAACGGGATGCCTTAGACCTAAACCCACAAGAGCGCACTAGCGCACTGGCTCAGGTTAACAAAGAATTAGAAGAGGACTTCAAACCAGTCCCGCTGTCACAGTTACCAGAGGAAGAAGCGGCGGCGCTGATTAACTATAGGTCTAAGTGGTACAACCAGAGCGACGCCAAGACTCTAAACCAAGACGCCAGCCTGCAAGAGATAGCAGATGTTATTGGTGGTCGTGCGGCCAACCGTGAGGCTCGCGCACAAAAGCCAATGACGTTCAAGTCTGGCCGTCAAGCAAAGAACTACAAGCGTACATTCCGCTGGTCTCAATATGAACGCGCTGTTAACGCTGTCGCTAAACTATCTGGCAAGAACGTAACGCTAGAATCAATCCGTGATGCTGTTCGTATTAATGGCAAGAAAGCCCCAATAAGAATGGCTCGGGATATCCGCGATGAGATGATCGCTGATGGCATCATCACTGTTGATAATGGGCGTCACACCTTAACAGACCCAGAGAAAATAAAGCTAGACCCAACACGCGAACTAAAACAACGCAAGGTTGAATACGAACGTAAGCTGGAAGCAATCCAAAAAGACATTGCTAAGTACGAAAAACAGATTGAGGAAAGCATTGCCAACGATGACGCTGTCATGGCTGATGCCGCGACCAAGAAGCGCGACACTGCTATAGCTCAGGTTAAGCGTATCAATGATGAAGTCTTATCTATTGACCAGCAGGCACGGGCATATGACCCAAGAACCAAAGAGGGAAAAGCTCGCAGGAAGGCACTGGATGATATGTCCAGAGCCAAGGCTGAGGCGTTACAATTTACTCAGGGCTTCCAAGCTAAGATCGAAGAGGTTCGCAAGAACATCAAAGCCCGTTTGAAACAGATGGGTATCAACAAAGACCTTGATCTAAAGACAGACGCCATATTAGCTCCAGAAATGGATGCTCTTGTCGAGGGGTACCTAGACACCACGCCAGACGGGAAGCTCGTTATGGCGCTTTCTACGGGCATTTATGACCCGTCAAAAAGTGCAGATGAACTTACTGATGCAATTATGGGTGTGGTTAACCACGAGAGCATCCACGCCCTGCGTAAGCTGGGGCTGTTCAGCGAGCAAGAATGGAACTCGCTAACCAAGGCAGTTAAGTCCCGTAAGTATGTGAAGATGTCGAATGGTGAGCTACAGGAGCGTGGCTATACATATTACGACAGGGCAAAGCGCGATTACACTGGCATCCGTGGCTACGATGAAGACTCAATCGTAGAAGAAGCTGTAGCAGAAATGTTCCGCGACTACGCCGATGGCAAGATAAACGTAGGCGGCAATGTAAAAACATTACTTGATCGTATTAAAGATTTCTTTGCCGCAATCTTCAGAGCTAATGCAGACGCTGGCTTTGATACACCAGAGTCTATCTTTGCAAACATTGAGAGCGGCACCATTGGTATGCGTGATCGCAAACCTCTGGCGGATGTCCGTGGCTCGACAGAGACATCACTGCAAGATGTTGTTGACACAATCAACAGAACTGATCGCAAGTATTCTCAGAAGCAAATTAAACCAGCCAAGACAGCAGATCAGAGCGAACTGATGAAGTTCGTTTCACAGCTTCGCAACTCCGATCTGGTAAGGTTAATATCTGCCCCAGAAAATGCAGAGTCTCGCGTTAAAATACGTCAGGTTATATCTTCTATTGCCGAACAAAACGGTGACCCAGAGGTTGCTCGATTGGCGTTTGCAGTTCTTGATGAGATGCCATTGAATACTGTCGAACAACAGGACGCCTTTATAGCCTCTGCCCTTACCACACTAAGACAGCTATCAGGACAGAAAGCTACGATTAATAAGCGCAAGCCGTTTATGAAAAACCCTCTTGTTGTTGATGGCGAAAAGATGCCAGACAGCAGGATAAGCGAGCGTGAGGCATCAATACTTCCAGAGTCACAGGTTGTATACAAAACTGTTGATGAGGCAATTCTGCCAGAAGATGTCGCATCATTGCGCGATGAAATCTACGAACAAACACAGCGTAGCCTAGAACCGTTTGGTCGGGTAATGACTGTATACAGATTCGGTAGTGTGACTGGTGAGGCGCCGCAATCATTCACAACCAACCCAAGGGTTCTTAACAAGGTTCTTGATGAGGGCGCCCAAATCCCAGCGTGGATTGATCTGTCCAAGCCAAAGTTACAGCTAGCATTTATGGTGGACACAGCGGACGTTATATCTTCACCAGAAGCACTGGCTCAATACCCAGAGGGTATGGACGCGCAAGAAATCATAGTGCGCCCAAGCAATGTACGTCAGCGTAGGTTCTCGCTAAGACGCCTAACCCCAGAGCAACGCGACCTGACAGTTGTTGACCTATATAAGAAAACAGAAACACCGAATGACCCTAATCCGTTTGAGCGAACTGGGGAGCGCAACAGGGTAAAACTTACAGATGCGCTAGAAGCATTACAGCAATTACGAGGCAATGTTGTACTGGAAGAAACTCCAGAGAACTTAGAGACAATCGCAACGCTCATGGCCGCAGAGGCAGAGGCCGCACTGATTAACGACCCGTCAGCTATTGGGTGGTATGATGCCAAGCTGAAACAGGCCAAACAGCTTATGGCTATAATGCATCCAGAGATACTGACAGACCCACAGGCTGAACACGCTATGGACTTTGCCATTGCTGTAACATCAAACGGCCTGTCTGTTGTTGATAACTTTGGGCTTGCCAATGAGGTATATGAGGGGTGGCGTCAAAGCGGTCGCTTCCCAGAGAAAACTCAGGGCAAGCAAGGACAATCGATGATTGGCGCGTTCAGATTGTACAACGCGCTTCTTGACTCTGGGCTTTCAGAGACAGAGGTCAAAGACCTTTTGTCGTACAAGGTTCGCCGTGGCGATCTACTTGACATTCCTGTGCTGGCCAAGCTGGGCATAAAGCCAGACTCAAAAGAAACTGTAAACGCACAGGTTCATGTATCGTACATTCTCGGCCCGAAGATTGGCGAAGGCTTCTACCAGAATCTCCGTGGCAACTACGACGCCCTGACAATGGACAGATGGTGGATGCGTTTTTACAACCGCATCACGGGGCGTCCGTTTGAAGAGCCAGCCAGCAAGACAATCGCACAGAACATCACAGATTTCTTAGATGGAGCCAGTGAGCCTGTCGAGGCTGACCTTGCATATCTGAACTACGCAATGGAAGCCACCAATAATGACATGGTTTCCAGCGGCACAGCCTCAGACCTTGCTATTGAGATCACCAACGAGTATCAACGTGACAGAGCCAGAGCAAATAAGAACGGACAACCAATTCCAGAAAAGACACCGTTCATTCTGGCGGCAGAACGTCTTGCAAAAAACACAACATTGCAGGCTCAGGAAAGTCCTCGCACTGCAAAACAACGCCAGTATATGCGCGACGCCACCCGTAGGGCAACTCAGATTCTTGAGGAAGATTTGGGTGTAAAAATATCTATGTCTGACTTCCAAGCGCTAATGTGGTATGCAGAGAAGAACCTACTGCTGTCTGCTGGGGTAAGGCCTGGCAAGGGCGACACTAATGATTATGTCGATGGCGTGATCACACTACTACGAAAGAAAGGTTTTGCAGATGAAAGAATCGCAGAAGCACTTCCCGATTCAGAACGATACAGACTCGGTCTTGAGTACGATGTCGAAGGAAGAAATAAAGGATTTAGCCCAAGAACTTGGCAAGATGTTAAGGAGCGGTTCGAAGTCTCAAGACCAGAACAAGCAGATGTAAGATTTGCTGAGACACAGCTACTCGATCTCATTAAGAATAATCCAGATGGTTTCACCGTAACGGCTGATGCCGATCTTGAGTGGCAGAACAGGGGCTACCCTGTCGCACCAATCAAGCCTGCCGAGATAGTGATCGATGCAGATCAGCTTACCCCAGAGGTGATTGCCGATTTTGTAGATAACATTAAGATACTATCCGACATTAGTGGCAAGCCCGTATATGCTGGTGGCTGGCTGAACTCAGCAGATGGTAAGTATTACCTTGACGCCACGATCATTGAAGATAGCAAGACCCAAGCCCTGCTGATTGCTGAAGCTGGTAATCAAGAAGGCATCTTTGACTTAGGAGAGATGAATGAAATCAGAACGCCAGAGGCAATCAGCCGACTCGAAGAAACTGGAACTTATAGTAGCAAGTCCCGGAATGACACACGAGCAAATATTGCAGAACTTACTAGACGCTTTAGAGAGGCAAAAGGTATTGTCGAGGCCGAGCCAGAACAAGTCACAGTCAGCGCCGATCAAGCTGTTCTAGACTCATCAGCCCGTGTATCAAAAAGTGCGCCTGCACTTTCTGACCCGTTCGATGATCTTCCGCAGGAGATGAAGGACACTCTTGCCGAAGACAAAGCCTTCTTGGATGGGCAGGTATCAGAGGATGTTAAGTACAGCCAGCGTCCGATTAAGCAGTATGCCCCAGTTCCTGCGCCTGTTGCTGGCAAGAAAGTCAATCACCATGGGTTCGTGATTGATTCACGCGGTAAGCCATCCCTAGTTATCTTGACTGCTGGCGCACACTACTCCAGACCAGAGGCGGCTGAGATGATTCGTCGCGGAGAAAAGCCGTTTCAGCATGGTCTCTATCACATCAGAGAGCGTGGCCACGAAAAAGAGATCGTAGCTTATTCTGATTACGACAGCGCTAGTGAGGCCATCTTCGACCTTCTTAACCAGTGGCGCAGACAGAACTTCGAGGAAGATGAAAAAGGCGTGATGATTAAAGATCAATCGCGTCGCACACAAACACTGACTTGGGTTGGCAGAAACCCTCGCTCTCGTCGTCCGATCACTGTGGCCATGGAAGAGATGGTGTCTTCTGTTGACGGTAAGTCTCGGTTTTATGTAGTCAAGACAGCTTATGTAGACAATCAGGTATCGGCTCAAAGCCGTGTTCCTGCGGCTGGGTTTGTATCTGGACAACCAATGCTCAGTTATCGCCCGACCACATTCGGTTCGGTGCAGTTAGCCGACAATGCCAATAGTAAAATTGATTCCTTACTGTATAGCGCGTCGTCTAATACAATCGCTCGTGTTCTAGGGTTCGCAGTTCGTGGTGCCAAGAAGGTCGGCTTCATTGATGCACGGGCAGAAACACAACAAGTAGTAGACGATCTGCTACAGAAATTCCAAGACTCGATGTTGCCAGTTGGTCGCATGATTGACGAGCTAAGAGCTAAGGGTCTTAACATTACAGACGCCATGGACACCTATATGCGCGAGGAATTGTACAATGGTGTTGTTGGCGCAAGGCTTGAGAAAGCCCAGAAAGATTTGTTTGAGCCGCTTCTCCGTGTCATCAAGGACATTGCATTGGATGGCGCTCAGGTTAACTCTTTGATGGGTGTGTCATCAGACATACGAAGATATATTGAGAACAGCAGATCAAAAGATTTGGGTGCTGTTGAGATGTATCTGTACGCCCTTCACGCTAAGGAACGTAACGCCGCGATTAGGAAGATCGACAAAACCAACGAAGCTGGCTCTGGTATGTCAGACGCAGACGCAGACCGTATCATAGCTTGGGTAGAGTCTCTGCCGCAGGAACAACGCAGGAAGATGGAACTCGTGCGGTCTGGCGTCCGTGATATTGTGCGTCGTACCAACGAGATCAGAGTTAACGAGGGACTTGTAAGCCCAGACGACCCAGTCTATTTCGAGACAGACCCTGAAACACAGGCAACAGAACCAGTGTACCAAGACTACGTCCCTCTCCGTGGGTTCATGGATGAGGAGAATGAACTGTCAGATATGCAGGGCGGCGGTGGCCGTAGCCCCAATAGGTTCGGCGTCCGTGGCAAGGAAGACATCTCAGCATTGGGGCGCTCTGGATTTGCTGTTGATCTGCTTGGCAATGTATTCGTACAGCATCAACGTGCAATCGACAGGGGTGAGCGCAACAAAGTCGGTGACTCTTTCTTGCAGATACTAGAAGCAGACCCAGAACTTACTAGCGGTTACGCCGAAGTTCTTGAGCGCGGACGTGCGCGGCGCGTACTAAACAAGAACGGTTATGTAAGTTATGCGCCAGACCCAAGGTTCAAAGACAGAGAGAACATCCTCATTGTTAAGCGTGGCGGGCAAGAAATTATTATTGATATTAAAGACCCACGCATTGCTATGGCAATGAAAGGTAGTGCTGGCTTGTCACCAAAAAGTACATCTGCACTTTTCCGCAGTCTAGCTAACATCAATAGATATCTTTCTAACATCAACACAAGCTACAACCCAGAGTTCTTTATCACTAACTTTGTTCGAGACTTATCAACTGGCCTAACAAACATTAATCAGTATGACATCGATGAGATTGCCAAGTCAGTTGTTAAAAATGTTCCGTCAGCACTGAGGGGATTGAAGCAAGCCATTAGAGATGGAAACATCAGCGGAGAGTGGGGCGCTATATACCAAGACTTTGTTGATGCTGGCGGTAAGAACGCTACCAACATGGTGAATAGTGTTGCTGACCAGATGGCAGATATTGATACACTTCTTGGTGATATATCTGAGGACGGCATCCGTGGTGCTTATAATAAAATGAAGAACAGTTTTGCTGGTGAAAAGGCTGGCTCGCTCTTGCGGTTCCTTGAAGACTACAACACTGTGGTTGAAAACGGTATTCGTGTTGCGACATATAAGGCTTTGTTAGACAAGGGGTTCACTAGGGAACGTGCGGCTCAGGCGGCTCGTAATGTAACCGTTAACTTTGCCAAGGGTGGTGAGTACAAAACCTTTATGAACAGTATGTATCTGTTCTATAACGCATCACTGCAAGGCACGTTCGCCTTGCTTAATGCCGCAGTTCGTTCTCCCAAGGTTCGGAAGATATGGATGGGCGCCGTTGTGCTTGGCTTCCTACAAGACCAGCTTAATGCTCTGGCGTCTGATGAGGACGACGATGGGCAAGAGCAGTACGACAAAATACCTGACTACGTTTTGGAGCATAACCTTATCATCCCAACCTTTGGTATGCTTGGAGACAGATCATACATCACAATCCCATTACCATACGGATTGAACATGGCGACCAATCTTGGCAGAGCATCAAGTCGCTTTACTCGCGGCGCGGCGACAGCAGGCGAGACAGCATCTTCGATTGTTGGCACGGCTATCGATACCATCAATCCGCTTGGCGGCACAGAAAGTTTCGCAAACTTTGCGGCACCTACAGTGATAGACCCGTTCATTGATATCATTGAGAACAGAGACTTTGCAGACAAGCCTATCTACAAAGAGCAAGGGCAGTTTGGTTTACAGAAACCAGACAGCCAACTGTTCTGGTCAACCACATCGCCATCATCTAAGTGGCTAGCAAGCACACTCAATTCGGTGACAGGTGGGAGCGAGGTGAGGCCGGGATTTGTAGACATTTCTCCAGACACAATCGACTACTGGTTTGGTTATTTGACTGGCGGCATTGGACGATTTACTGAGCGTGTTGGCCGAGTTGGCTTTACCGCCCTGTCAGACCCAGCAGAGTTGTTCTCAGAGGGTGGCGTTAGGAATATACCGTTCGCCAGAAAACTTGTTGGCTCTGTGTCGTCACGAGAAGACACAGAACTGTTCATCAAGAACCGAGACAACATCATGTACGCCTATGCTGAACTTAAAGACGCGGTACAGAAAGGCGACAAGTACAGAGTCAGAAAAATTCGTGAAGACTATAAGGATGAACTTCGTGTCTATGCGGCGATCAACTCACTCAACAACGCTCGCAACAGATTGATACGTCAGAAGTCTGAAATTTCTAAGAACCCCCGTGTAAACGAAACCACAAAGTCCAAGCGGCTAGACCAGATTGATGAGGCAATTCAAAGGTTGACCCAGAGAGCCAATAAAATTATGCTTTCTATACAATGATTAAGTGCTGTGCAGTTTTAGTGTTCTATACCTTGGTGTGGCAAGACCATAGTTCAAATAATATGAACTACATAAACTTCGACAATCTTTATCAATGTGAAATTGCGGCCAGACAGGTACCCGAGGGGAAGCGGTTTGTTGGCTGTATAGAAACTGTACTCGTTGAGCCGAGTGCATACACAGGAGAAAACGGTGATGACTCAAAAGCCATTAGATAAAAGCGTTATGATGGAGGCTGTTGATGCTGTCGAGATACACGGCTCAGTAACTCAGGCCGCTCTTCATCTCGGCATCCCACGCAACACATTGCAGAACAGAATTGCCAGAGCAAAGCAAGAGGGGGTACAGCCCTTCAAAGTTCGCTATGAGGAAAACAAGGGGCTGGAAATCCCCATACTGCCAGATGAAGAAATAAGTGCAGATGAACTTATTGATCGGATGACTGACAGCTTCCAGCGACGCAAGCGGGCTAAGGAACATCGCAAGTGGATTAATGTAAAGGCTAAAAGCAACGACCCAATCTGTCTGGCTTTCCTAGGAGACCCACACGTTGATGATAACGGGTGTGACTGGCCCACGTTGCGCCGCCATGTTGAGATCATTAAGAACACAGAGGGTATGCATGGTTGTTCTGTCGGCGATCAGCACAACAACTGGGTTGGTCGTTTGGCTAGATTGTATTCCAAACAGGACACATCAGCACAGCAGGCTTGGCTACTTGTAGAGTGGCTGATCAAAGCTATTGACCCGCTAATCCTGATCGCAGGCAACCACGATATGTGGACTGGTGCTGGTGACCCAGTGAAGTGGATGAGGTCTCCTAAGAACATCTATGAGGATTGGCAGGCAAAAGTCCGCATCTCATTTCCCAATGGAACAGACACAAAGATATTCGCCGCACATGATATGGCTGGCCATTCAATGTGGAACCAACTACACGGGCAGATGAAGGCCGCTAAGTTTACTGGTGATGCCGATCTGTATATCTCTGGCCACAAGCACACATGGGCGCTGTCTCAGATCGAACTGCCATCACATAATAGAACTCCGTGGTTGGCTCGTGCGCGTGGCTACAAGTTTATGGATGAGTACGCTACAGTTAAGGGATATGAAGAACAGAACTACGGCCATGCTATAGGGGTTGTCATCGACCCAGAAGCTGAGTCGCAGGTCAACCGTATGACTTGCTTCGCCGATCTGGAACAGGCCGCTGACTTCTTAAAATGGAAGCGGTCTAAAAAAAGCTGATACCAGAATCTCTACACATAGCCATGTATTCGTAGAGTTTAACGTCTCTGTCGTATAGCCCCATCACCTTGTTAAGTCTGGGGTGTGCTAGCACCATATCTTTTTCAAGGCCGCTTTCGGTCTTGTTAATATGTGGTATCATTCCAGTCCAGCCCATCGTCCGTATGACCTCTTCCAATTCATCGAACAAGAAGAAGTGATCTTTGGCTGACGAGCCTTCTATAAATGCCGACTGTTGCATAAACACAAAGCTGGCTCGTATCCCCAACGCCCTCTTGTGCCGCACAGACATATCGCCAAGTGTCAGAAGGTTGTTGATTGTCTTGTCTATGTATTCTTCTTTATCGCCGCCTTCGTATATGTATCGTATTGAACTAACCAGCCTGTCTTTCGGCTCTCGTATTACTGCCAGCGTGGTAACATTATGGCCCACAAGAGATATTGTATCCTTGAGGGTGGCGTGACCCTCGAACATAACATTAGGCACCAGCCTCTTTGCGACGAAGGCTAATGTCTTTGAGCCTGTCTTCGGAATTTCTGCAATAAATAAATTCTTATCTGGTATATACATTGTTTCTTTGGTTGCCCCTGTCGGCGAGGGGATGACCGACAGGGGCTATTCACCATAGTCAACTGCTGAGGGATGGGAGTTATGACTACGGCAAATCTCTTATAAAAGATTGACGACCAATCCCGCCATGAATAGCGCGTTGCAGTATGTTAAGATCGTCCTCAGACAGACGCCTCTCATACTTGGCGCCTTCGGCCTCCAGCTTTCTGCGAAGTTCCTGTGCGCTCGCTACTTGCTTGGCTTTCTTTGTGACGCGCCCCTTGAGGCGACCATTGCACCATACACGATACGAGCCATCATCCTGCACACGCATAGAAGAAGACTTACCTACACCCCGTAGAGCGGTCCTCATAACGTCTGCAAGTTTCTTAGTCGGAACAACAATCGAGTGACCCTTACGCATACGTTTTGCTACAATCGTTGAGGACGCAACTTTCTTACGTTTGTCCTCTGCGTTTGGCATCTTTACGTTCGTGTCCACTTTTATTTTTGTGAAGTCAAAATCAGTAGCCATGTTAACCTCCGTTACTTTTGGCATGGTTAAGTTTGTTGTTGAACCATTCAACAACGCTAGCCTTGCGCCACCGTCTGTGCTTCTGCAAGATTGTAACTGGCGCAGGGAAATCGCTATCAGTCCTGATCAAGCGATATGCTGTGGGTAAACTAACGTGGATAATCTTTGCGATCTCCTCGGCAGATACCAAATCATCTACTCCGCTTTTGTCGTTCATGGTTTGTAACCTTTCTTCCATTTTGTAAATTCGTCACGCATAACCTTAAACGCCTCACGCGCTTCAGAGTTATTATTAAGATCAGACCGAGACCTGATGCCAAGGTGTGAGCGGAGAGCATCGACAGCCTTCTCCTCGCTCGGTACCACATCGTCTGCTATTAGCCCAACGTCTTGCATAAACTTTTGAAACTCATCGTTGCGACACAGTAATCCTGCGCTAGCTATAAGTTTGTTTGTCTCTGCCTGCTGTTCGCTAATCATAGGTTGGTCTTCGTCATTAAGCCGAACCATCGCTACCATATAGCGAGACCCGACCCAATCAGTGTGCAGACTAGGGGGACATTCGTTGGGGTGTACAGCAAGCCGCAAGATTACCCCGTCCTTTGTCTGCGACATTGAAACCTTAACGGCCTCAAAGTTTATGGCGGCTGTTCTAATATCACTCATCGCTTACACCTGTTAAGAGGTTCACCTTTGCCCTGATCTTTGAAATGTTCGCAAGAACTTTTTCTGGCAGTATGGCAGACACTGTTTCCCGTGCTACCACCTGAGCAATAGCTGTCCAATCAAAGCTGTCCCGTATCTTGTTGGCCACCTCGGTTAAATCATTGGCTGATAACTCGGCCATGATCTGCCCCCGTATACAAGTGGCCACTCGCTCGATTGCCTCATCTGAGTTTGTCTTATCGATCTCGTTCACTAAAATTTCTCCAGCTTTCTTCCGCCCACTTGAGCGGCTCAATCCCATTCAAATCCCACCAAGACCTTTCGTCACCGAAGGCGTGTAGTTCCATGTGGTGAGGATGGCAGAGGGGGACACACCAGTTGTCGCCCACCTTGAGAGCCATAGCTTTAGGCTCCGCGAATGTAACATGGTGTGCCTCGCCCCCCTGCCCACACACGAGGCAAGGTTTGCCCCGCAGGTGTTTCAAGTAGCGTTCAGTCCTAATCCTAGAATGGGATATCGTCATCGATGACATTGTCCAAATCTGCGGACTGTTGGCTCGGTGAGTTGCGAACATTGTTACTGCCGCCACCGCTCTCGTACTTCTTGTTGGCCTTTATGCTAATGAACTGATTACCGTCCTTAGCAACCTTCTTCCATCCACCTAGCTGACAAACGGCTCGGTCAAGACTGGGGTCGGCCTTTAACTGGTTAACCAAATCAAGTACAACCTCTTTGGATATTTCCAGCTTACCAGTGTAGTCTGGTTTGTTTTCAGCGTCTTTGTATTTGTTTCTTCCAAGGGTTCCGCTTGGTGGGTACTTTGAATTGCTCATTTATAACTCCTAATTGCAAACGATGTTGCCAGCCCAGTCCTCACGACAGCGAGTTCTGTTACCGTAATTGTCCCGAATGATTGTGTCGCCAGTCCAGTCCCTGTCGATTGTAGTCCGACCGCCAGATGAGTCTGTGCAAACTACCTTACCAGTCCAGTCTTCACGGCACACTGTTCGTGCATCCGCTTCGACGGAAAGGCCTAACAACACAGCGGCGACCAGCAAAAATAACACTGCCGCCCCCAATAAGAATTTGTTTAATCTGTTTTCCATAACTGTTCCTTTCTCTGTTATGCGATGGTACCTTTGGTAACAGCCTTCTTACGGTCACCAAAGATAATGTTAATTTTTTTCTGGTCTGCTTCACTAAGCATATTGTATGCGTGTCTGTTAGACTTAAAGAACGAGTTAATCTCACTCTCTGTATTGCAGGTCGGGATAAACTCCTCGAAGGTTGCAACGATCAACTGTTCTATCGACGCCTTGGCATCAGCCTCAATGACGGTTGGGTCTGCGTCACTGTTAACTGGCTGTATTTCTACAGAGATTGGCTTAGTGTTTTGTTCGGGTGAACTTTTCTTCTTAGGCTCACTGATCTTGGGTGCGGCTGTGTCGTCGGGCAAGTCCTCGTTAATCCACAACTCAATGCCCAGCCCATGATATGCAATGGCCTTGACCAAGCACCGCTGTAATGACTTGTTAACCTCATCTGCTGTGGGGTTCTGGATAGACTTCATGCGATTGTCCATCACTGAGAGATACTCGGTGTGGGTCGTGCCTTCAATCGTAACGCTGACCTTAACGAACGCATTGCCGTTGTGATCAAAAAAACATGGATACCCCTGGGGGTTCTCATGCTTAGTGAATGTTGCCTCTGGAAAGTTTTGCTTGATTAGTTTCCACGCCCAAGCCCAACTCAAATACTTAAACTTACCAGCCTTAACCTCAATGTGGTTTGAGTATTCCACACTCTGTAGTTTTTCAAATGCTACCTTACTCATTTGGTTCTCCGTTATTACCAATCTGTTTTCGGGCGGTCGCCCATCCATTGACCACACTTATCTGCAACGCCGCAGTAGTTGTTAGAGCATCGTGTAAATTCCCCTACCCTATGCTCGATAACTAAATTCTTGTCCTCAGAATTATTGATGTAGTCTTCAGCCGCTTCGCGTGTTGGTAATACACGCAATGCTCGCTTGCGGTTCTTCGCCTTAACAGCGAAGGTGTCTGGCTTTGCCCAACGCTCATCGTTAGAACAAAGCGTCCACTCCTGATCGAGATCGTATTTCATTTGCGCCTCTTGGTGCATGGCAATACGCCCCTCGACATAACCCCTGCGCTCGTCCTCAGACCAGAGCGGAATGTCTATGAGCACAACTGGTTGTTGTGGATAGTCTGGCTTCATCATTGCATCGCGCCTATTCCAGTCGCGGCAGATGGCACAGATTTGTAGGTTCTTTACTTTTGCTGATTTGTTTTTCTCGATGAGGTACGCATAGCAGTTAAGCTGTCTAACCCAATCCTCTTTGCCGTAGATCACAGACCACACGCTTGTAACCTTGTAATCTATAACATCGCAGGCCATATCCCCAGAGCCATCACCGACAGGGTAGACGCGCTGATAGTCCACGGCACCAGACAGTGTCCAGCCATTGACCTCAGCCATCATGCGTTGCTCCATGACAACACCCTTCTCTTCTTTGGCTGTCTCGAGAACGTGATGAACTGCCGTGCCAAACAAAGCCCAGATCATGTCGCTGACATCAGATGTAAGATCATTGCGATAATGTTCTTTCATCATGCGAACACGAGGGCTGTCGATTAGCTGTGTAACTGAGATGTCGGCATCACCACGGCTGTACTTGTCGGCCTTGGCAAAGTCCAGAAATACTTTTGGCAATCCTGCGTTATTTGTTATAGTCATGTAACCTCCGATATTGGGAATGTAAGATGGATAATCAGGATAGTCAAGAGAATATTATTTTATTCACAGTTTATGGTGAGCCTGCCAGCAAAGCCAACAGTCGGCGCATGGTTCGGTTCGGTAACAGGCCAGCGTTTATCAAGTCAGACAAGGCAATTAAATATGGGAATATGTTTCTCGAACAATGCCCAACGCTAGAAAAATTATTGACTGATGATGTAAAGGTTGAGATGGTAATACACTACGCAACACGCCGACCAGACCTCGACGAAAGTCTCATACTGGATTTAATGCAAGGGAAAATTTACGAGAATGACAGGCAGGTCAGAGAGAAGCATATATACTGGGGTCACAGCCGAGAGAAGCCCAGATCAATTATCCGAGTGTCGCCTATGGAAAGCGGTAATATCCCAAGCTATTTACGATGCGAGCCTGACGGACAAGAGGCGCCGTGAGGAAGTTCGTGAGTGGCTAGACACGCCAGACTTCGGCGTGGTCTGCGCCCTTGCTATGCTTGACGACGATGCTGTAAGGAAAGAAATACAAACAACACTAGCGGCTGAACCAGCCGATCAACTATACAGGAGGAAGCGTTTCAAGAAGTTTTATCGATCTAATGCTAATTAGTATATATATATTATAATATATATTATAATATAATATATAATAAATAATATATTATATATACTAATAGTTCATATGAACTTTTTAATCCACATGAGTTTTGTTGACAGTATGATCGAACACTTCTAGCGTTAGTTTTTTCAATGGGGGTAGACATGGAATTACAACGTGAGATTTTAGGCGCGGCCTTCGGGTTACAGAGTGGTCAACACAAGGTTCAGTGTCCGAGGTGTTCACAGACAAGGCGCAAGTCACACGAGCGGACGATGAGTCTGCGTGTAGAAAATGATGGTGTTGCATTTCAGTGTTGGCATTGCAACGAGAACGGGTTCGTGAAGATTGAGAAGGGTGGCATGGCAACTGAGGTAGTGGTGGACAAACCAGCAAAGCCTATAAAGACCGAGAGAATAAATAGACCAGTGGCCGAGTGGCTTGAGAGCAGGGGCATCAGCGAAAAGACAGCGATCAAAGCTGGCGTTGGTTACATCAGGAATTATATCGGCTCACTGCAAAAAGAAACTGACTGCATAACATTTCCATTCGTTAAGGATGGTAAGGAATACGCACACAAGATCAGGTCGCTTGAGACCAAGGGCTTTAGCTGTAACGGTAGTCCACAATCATTCTTCAACCTGCAAAACTTCACCGCTGGCGAGTGGTTTATTATCGTTGAGGGTGAGATGGATGCACTATCAATCATGGAGACAGGTCTGGACACAGCAGTGTCGGTTCCCAATGGTGCGCCGATGAAGGTGACAGACGGAAAGATAGACCCATCCAACGATAACAAGTTCCGTTTTATCTGGGACGCCAAGGACAAGATAGACCTAGCAGATAGGATAGTTGTGGCCACCGATGGTGACACTGCTGGGCAGGCTATGGCAGAGGAAATAGCTAGGCGCATTGGGAAAGATAGGTGTTGGAAGGTTGAATGGCCAGAAGGGTGCAAGGATGCCAATGATGTGTTGGTCAAGCACGGCGTTGACGCATTGCGTGAGGCTGTGGTTCAATGTAAACCGTGGCCTGTAGCTGGACTGTATGACGCAAGCAAGTTCTTCGAGCAGGTTGATGAGATTTATGATAAGGGAATGGGGCGTGGAGAAAGCACGGGATACTTCAACGTCGATGACTACTACACAATCGTCGAGGGGCAACTCACTGTTGTTACAGGCATCCCGTCGTCAGGCAAGTCGGAATTTATTGATCAGATCATGGTCAACCTCGCCGAGCGAAAGGACTGGAAGTTTGCCATCTGCTCTTTCGAGAATGAACCACGCCTTCATATTGCAAAACTCATCTCAAAGTATTGCCGTATGCCATTCTTTGATGGCGCTACTAAGCGTCTAAGCAAGAGCGAACTAGAGCGCGGAAAAGATTTTGTTCAGTCGCACTTTTCTTTTCTGTATCAAGCGGACGGTTCTCTAAGCACAATCGAAAGCATCGTCGAGCGTATGAAGATCGCAGTCATGCGACATGGTGTGCGAGGTGTAATCATCGACCCGTACAACTACATTCAGCGTCCAACCACAATCAGTGAGACAGAGTGGATTAGTGATATGCTTACCCAGTTGCGGGTGTTCGCTCAGGCGCACGGCATACACATCTGGTTTGTTGCCCATCCTACTAAGATGCAACGCGGTATGGATGGTAATGTTCCTGTGCCAAAAGGATATGATATCTCTGGGTCTGCGGCTTGGTTTGCCAAGGCCGATGTGGGTATGACTGTCCACAGGAAAGACCCGATCAGCCCAGTGTCTGACATACACATTTGGAAGTGTCGGTTTGCTTGGGTGGGTAAGCAAGGTAGTGCCTCGCTGGTCTATGATAATGTTACGACAAGATACAACCAGATTGTAAGCGACCCGTTCTTATCACCAGAAGACGACGACGACGACACGGAGTTTCCATTTTGAATATCATAGAAGAGTTTGATTTTATCCCAGAAGAATTGGCCAGTGACGAAGCCAGAAAGGTCTTGGCTTTGAGTCCCGAGTTCTTTGTTCGGCGAGGCAACAGCTTCAGCACACTAGGTGCGGCGGCATATCTCGATGGTCTGTATGAATACTTTGAGAGGGCTGAGAAAAAGAACAGAGTGATCGATGAAAACTTTGACGCACTGTTACGCCTGACGCGCAACAAGCTGTCGAAAATTATGGGCAGGGAAGTGATTGACCTGCCAATGGCGGCTCGAGTTGGCTTCCACATATTCGATAGCAGATCGCTCGGCAAGCAAGCAGACTGGCACATCGATGAGACCTACAAAAATGTAAGCTGGTGCGAGCCGTTCGGTATGCCGTTCAGCTTCACGGTTGCATTGGCGTTGCCGCATGGCGATGGTGGGTTAAACTACAAGGAAAGTTTTGACGAGGATGCAGAGATAAAGTACCAGCCCTATCGGGTCGGCAAGCTATATGTCAGCAGTGGTTTATTCCCTCATCAGATTGCGAACCACACACCAGCAACCGATGACCAACCAAGGGTTACCTTGCAGGGTCACGGTGCTGTGCTGTCTTTTTCAGGAAAGGTTGCGGTATATTTTTAGTGGTGGGGTGTTCTAATTCCAACGTCCATACGAGTGATAGCCCCGTTGATTGTAACCTGTAGCATCAGAACTGCGATTGCCGCCCCACCTCGACACACTGGAGGATTGGGCTATCGGATTAGTGTTTCTCGAGCCTGCCGTTCATATCATCGGCGAACATATCTTCGTACAAACTAGGCTGAGACATGATGTTTTGAATGTGTGACATGGATAGTCGGCGCACAGTATCAAGAGCATCACTTACGATAGCCCCCTCGGTAGTGCGGCCTAAAGAATTTAACTTGGCCACTCGTTGTTCAACAACCTGATCGACCTCATAAAGTGCGGCGTACAGGTGTACATAAAGTGTGATAACGTCCTCATCCATAGTGGCTCTCCAAAAAGTTCATACGAACAAAAATATATGGAGCGAGCGATGACGGTGGCACATCGCTCGCTCCGCGCTCAACTGGTGGCAACGGAGGACACCCACGCAGGAGCGCAACACTAGGTTGCGTTCCCACTTTGTATAACGACAGTGCGAACGAACCCATCTGGGTCGAGTATAGCAACTGTCTCGCCGCTTTGGCTATACAGTGTATGCTCTTTCGTCCACGGGTCTATTTCCATACGACCTACTGTCTTGGGCGTAAGCCCATTCTTTTTGCACTCAATCTTATACTGATCGATTGCCCTCTCAATGTTAAGCATATTAGTCTCCTATTCTAATAGCCAAACCACCACCAAACATAGCAACAGCGCCGCTGAACGACATCAACATTCCGATTGTTATGTTGATTGGGTCACCCGTGTTTGAGATGTATGCGCCTGACACGCATATCACTGCGCCAGATAGCAATGAGATTACTCCGATGAATGTTACCATTGTTTCCCCCTTGAAAACTTGTGAATAGATTTCAACACCTTTTCGATGTCACCGTATACCTCGGCGTTGACTGGGTCGTCGTCGTCGATGTCTGCGATGTAATCACTGGCACCTGCTAATGCGTCAATGATTTGTGGTAGCAAAGAGATCACACCGATATAGTCCGTGTTGGCATCGGCAATATAATCATCTCTGTTATTAAACACCTTTGTGTCCTCGATGCGCCAGTCTTGCAGTGCAAGGTTGCGCGTGTTTTGAAATGCTTTGAATGTTTCTTCAACTGACATATTTAATCCTCCTTGATTTCGCTTATAGTTTCAACAGTAAAGTCGTGCGCGTGATCATCAATCACCCATGCGCTTGTTTCATTTGCAACACGGACAGCATCTTCCAGACTGTCCGCGCTCACAACTGCAACTGCATTGTAATCTATGGTTGCTGTAAGTTTGTAACGCTTAGACATTTTTTCCTCCGAATTTATTCACATGAACTTTTTCACGAAGCTGATGCGCCTCGTTAAGAATTGAGCCGACAACTACAGGGTCGATGCCAAACTCGATAGCACGTTGGGTGGCATAGCAGATTGTGCTGTGGTCTCGGTTCAGAAAGTCACCGATCTGCGTGGTTGATTTGCCGAGGTGGTTGCGAGCAATCCAGCAGAAAAGTGAGCGCGGTTTGAAAAACACACGGGCGCGGCCTGCGCCAGTGAGTTCGTGTGTCCCGATGTTGTAACGTCTAGCAACAACCTTGGACAAGTCTTTCATTGTAGCTTTCATTTAATACTCCGATGTGACGGGGTGGCCGAAGCCACCCCTTATGATTAGATTGCAAGTGCATCCATGACATTCTTGCGAACACGGCGAGTAAGCAGTTGACCTGCCTTGCTAGCCAGCGGTGACATTGCGGTCACAGGTTTGTCACTGGCAAAACCAAACTCATCAGTTCCATTCGAGTTGTACCTCGCCACAAAGAACCTGTCCTTGAAGCGGACGGTTTGGTTCTTGCAAGTGAAACCACTGCACTGATAGAACGTGATGCACGGGTCGTCATTCCAGACAAACTCGACTGGCTTCGCGGTCAGGACAAAGTAAAAGTCCTTGCCATCCTTCACCACCTCGATGCCCCTGCTATACACTGACCGCATCCACGATGGCGGTATGGTGACGAAGTGGCTTGGTCGAGAGTAAGTATTGTTTCCGACATCAACCCCAACCTCGTTGCTTCTGGCTGTATCGCACAGCGTAGTCGTAACGTGCCAATAGCAAGACTTAAATAGCACTCTGTCAAGGAGACGTTCAGCCTCATCTGACGCACGTTCTAGCGCAGACTTTAAGGGCTGGTACGGATACTTGATTGTGCTTGAATGATAACGCCGACTCTCTCCAACCAGTCCGAGTTGAAGTTTGGTGCGTTTCTTAATGATGTACCTACGCAATGCACCAACGTACTCACAGATACCACGACTTAATGTTCTGTCTCTAACGTCGTGTTCGCTAGAACCCCACGCCTTTGAAAGGTTCTGGTGTGCATCGCTCAATGCATATTTCCATGTGTCCTCAAGCTGATAGTGCTTTCTAATGCGATTGAGTTCCTCTGAATTGCGTTTGGATTGTGTGTATTCTTGAAATGTATATGACATGATGTCCTCCAAAAAGTTAGGTTGAACTTTTAGATGGGGCGACTTGCGCCGCCCCACCCATTCTTATGCAACCTTGACCATTGCTACCTCACCCCAAGGGGCTACGTCCGCACTGGTTGATACCCACAAGACTGGGTAGTCTGGTTGCTCTGGAAAGTCACAGACTTCCAGATCGGTCAGGTAGACAAGCGTGTCAACCTGAATCCCGTTGTCATCGACATAATCGAAGACTGGGGTTACTCGTGTGCCGCCACGGCCTTGCACCTCGAAGCTATCGATGACCTCGCCTTGCTCGTACCGCCGCACGTCCCTGATGCCTGTATCGCACTGGATGACGGTCACGCTGGTCGGGCAGGTGTCGTCGGAGATAGCGTTGATTTCCCCCAGAAATTGCTGGAGTTCCGAGTTGCTGACCGATGCACTTGTATCGACTGCAACCACTAGGTTACCAGCACCAGACCGCTCGACGCTAGGCATGATCGTGCGGTACTGATGCCAAGCCTTGCGGTTTGGTTTGCGAAAGCTGTAGTCATCTGGCTGATCACCGCCGATGAAGCGGCGCAACTTGTCACGCCAATCCACCTTGGACTTACGCATCTCGTTGATCAGACCAGCGATTGCATTGGACAACTTACCAACGGCCTTCGCACTTTCTGCCGCCATGAAGACACGGATGTCTGTCTCGGCCTCAGCCTGCTGACGCTCGGCCTCACCCATCGCAGTACCGTCTTCGTTGGTCATATCGACCACCTCACCCCACTCAGGTGCGCCCTGCTGTTTGCTTGGGTCTTGAATAAGCAGGTCGTAGATACGCTCGGCAGTCATGCCCTTGTAAGCATCGTCCACCAAACCGCCATCTGGCAGTGATAGTCCAGCGTCCAGCACCAGCAGGTTGATCGCATAGTCGCAGGCCTCGTTCCACACGTTGGCATCACGCTCGCCACGTCGAAGGTGGTGCTTGAGCGCAACGTGCATGACCTCGTGGGCGATGACCCCAGTCAGTTCATCCTCGGTGATTGAGGTCACGAAATCCTCGCACCAAAAGACAGCCCGACCATCGGTTGCCATCGTGCCATCGGGTGCCTGCTTGAATTGCAGGCTCATCGACAGCGACCCGAAGAATGGGTGCTTGATGTACAGGCGCGTGTTCGCCCGTGAGATTTTGAGTTTTGCATCCATGATTTCCTCCATGAAAAAGTGCAGTTGAACTTTTGTGATGGGGGATTGCTCCCCCACCATCAGATCAGAAGCTGTGCGCCGCCAGCCACAGCCCAGTCGCGGATTGCGTTGGCCTGCTTGAGCGATGCGTCCCGAGCGACAGCGTCCTTCACCACGAAGGCGGTGAACTCTTTCTGCTCGAAACGTCCGAGGTACTGCAACACAGCCTTGGCATTGGACTTGTTCAGCTTCGTGGACAAGCCTGCCGCCACTGCGTACAGGATGCTGACATCCTCGGGGATGGGCGCACCCGTTGGGTCGGCAATGATCTCGTCGAGATCGGGTGCCTTGTCGAACACCCGAAGGTATCCGATAAAGTCAGCCGCCGCAGGTCGTCCGACCTGACCAGCGATTGCCTCGGCCTGACACACCTCGTCGAGACCCCAGCCCAAGATCGTGCTGGTTCTGTCCCAAGAGCGAGGCGATGGGCAGGCGTTAGCGTCACGATCAAACTTGTGCAGAAACTCTGGCCGAAAGCGCAAGAACGCACAGACCCTAGTGTCGACACCCTTCGAGTAATAATACTCGATGGTGTCGTCGAGATCAGCCTCGACCTCAAGGAACATCAGGCGGTCACGCAGATGTGTTGGCATGGTGTTGGTGCCAGCGCGGTCACTGGTGCGGTTGCCAGCCGCAACGATTGACCAACCTTCGGGCAGGTAGTGATCGCCGACACGCCGCTCGTTCACGATCTGCGCGGCGATGTTCTGGTTTGCGACTGGTGCCTGCGGCAGTTCATCTAGAAACAAGATGCCCTCACCGTCGGATGGAAGCCAGTCAGGCCGCACTCGGCGCATTGCGTCGCCGTCTGGAACAATCCAGCCAGCCAGTTCGCCAGCGTCATACTGAGCCAGCGATACTATGCGGCAGTCGATGCCGAGTTTTTCGGCGATGTCAGTGATCAGCGTGGTCTTACCTAGACCTGCGCCGCCGACGAGGTATGGCACGACACGCTGTGCGTCGCGCGACTTTGCGTCTTGCGTCTTGATTGATGCAAGTACGATCTTTTGTGCTTGTGATAAACGCATGGGTAGTCCTCCTGTTTTTGCGTTGAACATCCTACTTAGTGTAGGCTAGAACGGCGTGGCAACACGCCGCTCAGGTCTAGACTAACTTGGATTGCAGTGCGACCAGCAACTGATCTCGCGTATCACCGCGAGCGATCACTGTCGCAGGGCGCGTGTCTTTTGTGGTGTCGATAGCTTTCCAAACGCTACCGAGTTTACGCACAGCGATGTGCTCACGGCCTTTGACAAACCACGTTGCTGTCGCAGAGCCGAAGCCATTGCCCAGCCATTCGGTTGGGTGATCTTTGGTCAATTTGATTTCCATTATGCCTCCTCGGCGGTGATTGTTTCGGTGATGATGCCACCATTGGCTTTCGCCCATGCCTCGAGTGCTGGTGCCGCCATGCCATAGACCTCGTCGTCTACGAACTTGGCGATCATTTCGGCATGGCAGTTGGTTTCAAAGTAAACTGTGACTGCGTATTTGATTAGCATAATGCCTCCATAAAAAGTGCAGTTGAACTTTTTGGTGAGGCTGGGAGTTACCCCAGCCCTACCGATTAGGCCGCATCCAGCGCGGCCAAGACCTCGTCGGCCACCTTGTCGCTGGCGGCTTGTGCCTCAGCGGCCTCACGGGCGGCTTGCCGCTCGCGCAGGGCGTTGGCGAGAGCCGAGTGAAACTCCTCGATCTCTTCGTCAGACCAGCCCTCTTTGAAGTTGCCAGCCACGGTCAGTTTGCCAGCAATTTGCTGGGCGACCTTGACAGTGCGCGGCAGGTCTTCGCCTTTGACCAACTTGACCAACTTGCCTTCGCTCGTGATACCGTCATCGGCGAAAGCCTGAGCCACAGCCTCGGGTGTGGTGTTGTTGCCGAAGCCGTAGTGCTTGATGGCGGCGACCGAGTTCTCGTAATAGCGCTTCAGGGTAGCGTCCGACAGAGCGCATTGCTCTTTCAGATCAAGTTTGATCTGTGTCGATACCGCCGTTGCGAAGAAGTTTTTGCCGCTCTTGTTGCGCGGCAGACCAGCAAACTCGGCTATGAGTTGCGCGTATGCCTCGACCTTGGCCTCGTTGTTGAGAGCCGTGTTCTCGGCGTTGTCGGCCTTGCGAGCCGCGATGTGTTTCTCGTTGAGAGCCACAACTTGGATGGTGTTGGTGTTCAGGCCGTTGAAGTTCAATTTTGTCATGGGTAATTCCTCCAGTTTGACAGTTAAAAAATCCTGCGACATTGCAGGTGAAGCCAGCGCATACGCTGGCCACATCTGAAATGCAGAGGGGACTGCTTGCTTGCCGTCATTGGACTGTCCACGCAAGACGTATACCTCCGATCGGGTGGGGTGGTTGGTGTGCGCCGCATCACGTCAGCCGTCTCTCAGGCGACAAGCGGGGGAGTGACCTCTGCCCTTATTTTTGCGCGTCGTTCGGGTGCCGCGACCACCACAGGGGAACCCCCTGTTAACCCTTCCTTACCATACCCACAGATCATGTCAATCAAAAAAATCACATTTATCAAAAAAAAGTTCAGGTGAACCTTATGCCCAAGACCAGCCCTGACGAGTAGCGCGACATACCATATCTAGTAGGTCAAAATCCAAAAGACATACTACATCTAGTATGCCTCAAATTTGGCCACACAGAGCGTTTCTAGGGGTGTCTGGTACGATCTGACCTAGAGCCCACAAAACGCTTGTACGGCCTTCTATGGGCTTTCTAGAGGGGGTGACAACTGGGGGCGAGGCAGGTGATAATGTTCATGTGAACTTTTACAGGAGGGTGGCGACCGAAAGGCCTGCCGCCAAGGCAATCATGAGCGATACAAAGAAACCAAGTCACCTAAGACTGGTAGGGGCAAACCCAGAGAGACTGACAGGCAAACAGGAGGCTTTCGCCCAAGCAGTGGCCAAGGGTGCAGTCCTATCAGACGCATACCGAGAGGCGTATGACGCAGAGCGGATGAAAGATAAGACCATCTGGGAAGAGGCTTGCAAGCTAGCGCAAAACCCCAAGGTGTCCGCAAGGGTGAAGACATTGCAGGCGCAGATGGAGGAGGATCGCCGCACGAGGGAGGCCAGACGAGAAGAGTTCGTTTTGAAACGCCTTCAAGAAGAGGCCATGCAGGCAGACACTGATGGGGCTAGGGTTCGTGCGCTTGAGTTGCTGGGCAAGACAGTTGGTCTTTTCAGCGACCGTGTCGAGATCGAGCAGGCTGGGGAACGGTCTGCGGCAGAGATCGAGGCAGAGCTCCAAGCCAGACTGAGCCGTCTGCTGGGGCAGGGCTGATCAATCCGAGGGGGAGGCCATCCCCCCACCCATCCCCCACCCCCCTAGATGTTGACGGCGTAACAGTCGCGCGTCGTACAGCATTTCACACATCCAATCACCACACACCACGAAAGAGGGGGTACCCCTTTTCTTTTTCTTTTTGCTGGAATAGTGATAGGAGCGCCATAGAACGCCGCAGAAGCGTGTTTAGGAATCCTAGGGGGTACGGGGGTATATTTTTAAGAAACGCTCTGTATGGGCTTCTATAAAGCCTTTCATACAACTAAAGGGCGCCAGTAAAACTAGCACCCTTTCGTCGACCGGGAAAAGCCCAATCCTTAATTCTTTATAATAATACAACTACATCTATGTCAAGAGTTGTTTTTACGCTCGTACATCTTATGCCATAGCCATTGATGCAAGCGTCCTACCTTACGACTTAGGTAACGGATGTATACTGAATTCCAGAACCAGTGACTGTATCTTTTGCCCATGTCACTCCCCTTCTAGCAGTTTAACTTTAACAATTTCCATAATGTAAATTACGTCGCGGACTTCGCACATATCGCCACCACTTCTGACTGATACATTTCCGGATTTATCCCACCCCATGATGAGAACGTGTTCAAATGCGTCTAGTGACTGCGTTAGTGCTACATTAGCAGTTACGCCGTCGAATGGTTCGGTGTCTGAATTTTTGGTTCTTTTGGTAGTGAAGTCGATTACATCGGCCATTCGGAATCTAATGCCTCTTGCGGGAAGTCGTGTGAGAAGACGTAAATAAAGATTGGGGTCTCCTCTCCCATGTAGGAGCCGATAATGTTGTAGTCAACAAACTCAACGGCATCTTCCTCACTGCATCCGTCGCGCTCGACAATGATGTCTACGATCTTTTGCTTATCGTAAACATAAACATCTGGAGCGCCACAGCGTTCGGTGACGCCAATTATCGCTTCGTCGTACCCATCAACTTTGAGCATGACTTAATGGCCTTTCTGATCATCCAAGTTCTGGGGTAACGTTGACGCAGGAAATATTCTCCCCAACGTCCTGCCCAAGCCTGACCATTAAGTGCCATATCACTGCGGTTGAAGGTCATGCCGCTGGCACCTTCTTCGTAACCGCCTCGCGCATAGACAACAAGTCTCATTATAGCCCTCATAGCTATCACCCCTTTGAGTTGTAAAAAGTTCATATGAACTTCTGCTATTGTATATATTACAAATATTCTGTATATTTTTATTTATAATATATATTATATTATATACTGGTATTATATAATATATATATATTATAGCGCCGAGAGAGAAAAAGCGCAATGGGTGGATGGATTTTATCCCCCTTTGGTCCGTCCACCCAAACTCTCAGGGAGGCTAGATTGTCTAGTAACGTTATTCCGTTCCCAGTTAAAAACGTCCGTATAGACGCGCCACACAAGATATCGAATGAGTTTCTTGAGTCTGAAAGTCTGACAGATGTTATCGTCGTGGGCAAGGCTGATGGAAAAATTTTTCTTTCAAGCAATATCGAAAATGATCGAGATGTAGTGTGGCTGTTGAACGTTGCTGGTTTGTTCTTGAACTCAGGTGCCGAACCAGCTAATGATTAACAATGGTTGACATTAACGCGCTCAAACAAAACCTACACAAAATACCAAGCGACGAACAAGCCGCTATTCTAAAACTGCTTGAAGAGCTTGAGTCGGCAACTGAAGTCGAACAGGCTCGAGAAGAATTTCTTCCATTTGTAAAAAGGATGTGGCCATCGTTCATTCATGGTAAGCACCATGAGATCATGGCTAACGCATTTGAGCGTGTTGCCAAGGGGGAACTTAAACGCCTAATTATCAATATGCCACCTCGGCATACGAAGTCAGAGTTTGCATCATACCTTTTCCCAGCATGGTTCTTAGGACGCTACCCAGAAAAGAAAGTTATTCAGACAGCCCACACAGCAGAACTTGCTGTTGGCTTTGGCCGTAAGGTTCGTAACCTAATTGGGCAAGATGATTTCCAAGAAGTATTTCCGGGGATAACTTTATCGTCAGACTCAAAAGCGGCTGGGCGCTGGAACACAAACAAGCGTGGTGATTATTTCGCTATTGGTGTTGGCGGTGCCGTAACTGGTAAGGGTGCCGATATCCTGATCATTGATGACCCGCACTCGGAACAAGAAGCGGCTATTGGCGCACACAACCCAGAGGTCTATGACAAGGTTTACGAGTGGTATACATCGGGGCCTCGTCAGCGTTTGCAACCTGGGGGCGCCATCATTCTGGTTATGACGCGGTGGTCGCAACGTGACTTAACTGGACAGATAATTAAAAACTCGACAACCCGTGAAGGCTCGAATGAATGGGAGGTAATCGAACTCCCAGCAATCATGCCATCAGGTAATCCGCTGTGGCCAGAGTTCTGGAAGCTCGACGAACTCGAAGCCCTCAAGGCTGAACTACCAATATCAAAATGGTCTGCTCAGTATCAGCAAGACCCAACGTCAGAAGAAGGCGCCCTCATCAAACGCGAGTGGTGGCGTGAGTGGGAGCATACATCTCCACCACCATGCGAAGCAGTTATTCAGTCATGGGATACGGCATTTTTGAAAACGCAACGTGCTGACTATTCAGCCTGCACAACATGGGGAATATTCTATCACCCAGATGACAATGGCGCATCACGACCAAACTTAATTTTGCTTGACGCCTTCAAGGACAAGCTAGAGTTCCCAGAGCTAAAGAAAGCCGCTTACCAGATGTACTATGACTGGGAGCCAGATCAGATGATCGTTGAAGCCAAGGCCGCTGGTTCACCATTGATCTTTGAGCTTAGGGCTATGGGCATACCAGTCACAGAGTTTACACCATCTCGCGGCCAAGATAAGATAGCTCGTGTAAACGCAGTTACCGACTTATTTGCAAGCGGTATTATTTGGGTTCCACCAACTCGGTGGGCAGAAGAACTTGTCGAAGAAGCCGCCGCGTTTCCTGCTGGCGAACACGATGACTTAGTGGACTCTATGACCCAAGCACTGCTAAGATTTAGACAGGGCGGTTGGATTAGAACCGACCTAGACGATTGGGACGACGAGCCAAAGTATACGAGGCGAGTTGAGTATTACTGATGGCAGACGAAACATACCCTAACCCAGATTTCACACTAGACGACATCGACGCTGATGCGTTTAAGGGTGCGGACTTCTCTGGCCTTGGTCAAATGAACATAGCAGGAAACCCTATCCCTTGGGCTGACGTTATTACTGGTAGAACATCAAACCCACTGCCAAAGCCAGATGATGTTCCAGACTATCTATGGACGCCATACGGAGAGATACCCGCTGAGGTAGCTTATGCGACCCGCATGGCAACGGGTATGGACTTCTCAATGATAGAAGCTCCAGCTCCAGGCAAGGGCGGCAAGGGACAGCCAGCACCACTAACGCAAGATGAAATAAACGCGAAGTATTTATCAGCACCGCCGACACCGCAGTATTACAATCAATCTGCTCCAGTTGCCACCCGCTTTGACTTCGGACAACAGGACAACAGATATAACCCGTATAGTAGTTACAACCAAAACAATATGGGATACTATGGTCAGAGATTTGATGAAATTGAAGCCGAGCTTGATCGGTTTGAAGAGCTTTTAAGGAACTATCGCTGATGGGCAATATGAGCAGAAAAGGCGAGATATTTGGCCAAAGGTATGGCAACAGCATGGAATATGGGCCACCACCACCGCTATACCTACCAAGCTATTCTAACAGAGAGCAAATATTTAGTCAGTATCAATCTCCGTCAAGGAGTCAGTATCAGTCATATGGTGGAATAACTCCGCGAGTTACGCGGTTTGGTGATTTCTCGATGAGCCAAGGGTACAACCCATATAGCAATCAAAGCGGCAATCAGTACCAACAGCAAAGCTCACAGGCTGAGTATTACGATAAGCGGCTGAATGACATTCTGGAAAGAATCAATTCGCTAAACTCACAACTAAGCAAACTCGGATAACATTATGGCTATTGATAAAACATTGGTTCCATTGGACATGGAGACTGAGGAAGACACCCAAGAACTGGATATCGAGATCGTGAACCCTGATGCTGTTGGCATTGAAACTGAAGACGGGGGGATGATCATCGACTTTACAGGCGAGGTGGCGGAAAGTCTCATGGGGCCAGACCATGACGCAAACCTAGCTGAGTTCATTGACGAAGACATCTTGCAGTCTATGGCCGCAGAACTTGTCGATGAGTTCAACACAGACAGAACATCTCGTTCTGATTGGGCTAGGGCATACGTCAAAGGCCTTGATCTTTTAGGAATGAAGATCGAGGAACGTCAGCAACCTTGGGCTGGCGCTTCTGGTGTTTTCCACCCAGTCTTAACGGAGGCTGTTGTTCGGTTCCAAGCTCAGGCTATGGGCGAGATGTTTCCAGCTTCTGGGCCAGTGCGAACAAAAATTATGGGTAAGCTAACGACAGAGCGTCAGCAACAGTCAGAGCGCGTACAGACGGAAATGAATTATCTTCTTACGGAGGAGATGACAGAGTACCGTGATGAGACAGAGCAAATGCTATTCCGACTTCCCTTGGCTGGTTCAGCATTTAAGAAAGTTTATTACGACCCAATCAAAGAGCGCCCATGCGCTATGTTTGTTCCAGCGGAAGACTTTGTTGTTTCGTATGGCGCCTCAGACTTGGCAACGGCAGAGCGTTACACGCACGTTATGAAAAAGTCGCCAAATGAAATCTTGGAACTTCAAGTAAACAACTTCTATCGCGACGTAGACTTGCCAGCACCTGAGCCAGACTACTCGGACATTCAAGAAAAGTACGACGAGCTAGATGGCGACACAGCAGTTATCGAGGACGATGACCGCCACACATTGCTTGAGATGCACGTTGATATGGTTATGCCAGAACCATACAACGACCCAGAATATATTGCTCGTCCATTCATTATCACAATCGATAAGTCTTCGAGAACAATTTTATCAATCAGGAGAAATTGGTATGAGGATGACCCGAAAAAGAAAAAGCGTATGCACTTCGTCCACTACAAGTATTTGCCAGGACTCGGCTTTTATGGCACAGGACTTATACACCTCATCGGTGGCCTCGCAAAAAGCGCCACTTCAATACTCCGCCAGCTTATCGACGCAGGTACGCTATCTAATCTTCCTGCTGGTCTTAAAGCTAGAGGGCTTCGTATCAAAGGTGATGATACGCCGTTAATGCCAGGCGAGTTCAGGGACGTTGACGTTCCTGGGGGCGCGATCAGGGATTCTATTACCTTTATCCCGTACAAAGAACCTTCGTCTGTTTTGTATCAACTGCTGGGGAACATTGTTGAAGAGGGGCGCCGTATTGGCTCTGTGGCAGATGTGCAAGTTGGTGATCTGAACAATCAAGCACCAGTAGGCACAACGCTTGCTCTTATGGAACGCTCAATGAAAGTTATGTCTGGTGTCCAGTCACGACTTCATGCGGCGCTCAAGAACGAGCTTCGTATTCTTGCTAAGATCGTGCATGATTATATGCCAGAGAATTACTCATATGAGATTGAAGGTGACTTCTCTCGTGTGCGTGACTTTGATGGTCGGGTTGATGTTATTCCAGTATCAGACCCAAACGCCGCAACAATGGCACAGCGTATTATGCAGTATCAAGCCGCGTTACAATTAGCACAGCAGGCACCACAGCTATACGACATGGGTAAGCTACATCGCCAGATGTTAGAGGTTCTTGGTATACAAGATGCAGACGATATCGTTAAACTTCCAGACGACATTAAACCTGCTGACCCAGTATCGGAAAACATGGCAATGCTAAAGCAGGAGCCAGTTAAAGCATTTAAGTATCAAGATCACGAAGCCCATATTCAGGTACACTTGGCGGCGGCTCAAGACCCGAAACTTATGCAGATTGTTGGGCAATCCCCATTTGCTGGCGCTATCCAGCAGGCATTGGCGGCGCACGTTACGGAACACGTTGCCTTCCAGTATCGCCGTGAGATTGAGAAACAACTTGGTGTCTCACTGCCGAGTGAAGAACAGCCACTGCCAGAAGATGTCGAGATTGAAATCTCGCGTCTCGCCGCACAGGCCGCAGAGAAACTGCTGAATAAAGACATGGCAGAGGCACAGCAACAGGAAGCTATGCGCCAGCAACAAGACCCGCTGACGCAGATTCAACAGCGCCAGCTTGCATTGAAGGAACGTCAGCAAGCACACCAAGAGCGCGTTGATATGATGAAGCTAGAAATTGAAAAGGTGTCTAAAGAACAGAACATCGATGTTCAGCGCGAACGTATTGAATCCGAGGAAGTGCGCGAGGGCGCGAGAATCGGAGCCAAGATTGCTGAGGGAAATGATAAGAACAAGAAGGATGCGATTCTTGAGGGGACTAAGATTGGCATCCAACTAGGTAAGGAAATGTAAAGGAGTCTGACGGTGGACGTTATTTTAGAATCATTAAAAAAGAAAATACGCGAATACATGAACGAAGGCGCAGATCACCTAGCAAGCGGTGGCGCCCAGAACATGGAAGAGTACAATAGAATGGTTGGCCGCATCGAGGGTCTTGCTATTATTGAGCGAGACATGATTGACCTTGAGCAAAAATATATTGCTGACTGAGGTGACAAATAATGCCGCCAAGATTAAATTGAAATAGTTGATTCGGATTAACAAACCGCAAGGACTGTGAGCCTTACTCACTGCAAAGGAAAACAGATGTATTCTGCACAAAAAATTGATGAAGCGGTAGCTTCTAAACTACCACAACCTACTGGTTATAAAATTCTTATCGCCGTGCCAGAGGTTGATAATAAAACTGAAGGTGGCATTTATCTCCCAGATAAAATTGTCGGCGAAGAAAAAATAGCATCAATCATTGGATTCGTAGTCAAGTTGGGGCCAACAGCCTACAGCGATCAAGACCGCTTTCCAAATGGCGCCTACTGCAAAGAAGGTGATTTTGTTATTTTCCGTTCTTACTCTGGAACAAGATTCAAGATTCAAGGCAAAGAGTTTCGTTTGATCAATGATGACACCGTTGAGGCTGTCGTTGATGACCCACGCGGATATGAACGGGCATAAGGAGAAAACTAATGAGTGAAGCAATGGAAGCAATGGAAGCAACGGAACAGGAATATGATGGTGGCTACGAAGAAGCCCCTCAAGAAGAAGCTGTTAGTAGCGACTTTGAATTAGAAATTGTTGATGATACGCCAGAGCAAGACCGAGTTCCTCGTCGTGCCGCAGATGCAAAACCTAATATCCCAGATGATAACGAGGTAGAAAACTATAGCGAAGGCGTACAGAAACGTATCAAGCAACTTAAATATGAATATCACGAAGAACGCCGAGCCAAAGAAGAGGCGGCTAGACTTCGTGAAGAGGCTGTTAATTACGCCCAGAAGGTGTATGAAGAGAACCAGAAACTGCGAGCCACACTAAAAGATGGCGAAGGTGTTCTGGTTGAGCAGGCAAAAGGCCGCGCAGTTGCTGAATTAAATCAGGCAAAGCGCGAATATAAAGAAGCCTATGAGTCTGGTGACCCAGATAAACTTCTAGACGCCCAAGAAAAATTAAACCGAGCGCAGGCACAACAGATGCAGATCGAGCAATATCGCCCGACATACAGTCAATCTGTGGCAGAAACGCCAGCCTATCAGTCTCAACCTCAACGTGTTCAACAACAGGAACAAGTCCGTGTACAGAAGCCAGATAACAAGGCCTTAGCGTGGGCAGAGGAAAATAAATGGTTTAACAATGACGACGAGATGACAGGATATGCACTTGGTGTACACCAGTCACTTGTCAAAGAAGGGATTAATGGTAATAATAATCCTGATGAGTATTACCGTCGTATCGATGCATCGATGCGTAAACGGTTCCCAGACAAGTTTGATGATGGCTTTACAGAGGAAGCACCCCATCGTCAGGCTGGCTCCGTGGTTGCCCCCGCTAGTAGGAGTGCAAAAAAACCACGCAAGGTGCAACTGACCTCAACTCAAGTTTCACTCGCCAAGAGACTTGGGATTACCCCAGAGCAATATGCGGCGCAACTCTTAAAAAAGGAGATATAGATGTCTGAACGCACACCTCGTACAGCACAGACTCGTGAAACACAAAAACGTAACACAAGCTGGGTTCGCCCATCTGCGTTGCCGACTCCCGAAGCCAAGAACGGTATTGAGTACCGCTGGATTCGCACATCGACTTTAGGTCAGAGCGACAACAAAAATGTTTCGTCTAAGTTCCGCGAAGGCTGGACTCCCGTTAAGGCAGAAGATCATCCTGAAATGCAGGTTCTACCTGATATTGATTCCCGATTCGAGGGTAATATTGAGGTCGGGGGCTTAATGCTTTGCGAAAACTCGACCGATACCTTGGAGTCACGCAGAGATTATCACCAGACATTGAACCGTCAAGCGATGGAGTCTGTTGATAATAATTATATGCGTGAGTCTGACCCGCGTATGCCAGTGCTTCGGCCTGAGCGTAGTACGCGCACAACATTTGGCAAGTAACCCACAGGCATCGGGTGCTTGCCGTAACTTAAATTTGTAGAAAGAAGGAGAGATATTATGTCTTCTACTGCCGCTCCCTTCGGTCTGCGCCCGATTGGTCGTCTAGATAATGGGTCTCAGGAAGTATTCCGCCAGTACCCAATCGCATCTGGATATGCCGTTAACATCGCTATGGGTGACATTGTTCAACTCGTAGACGGTGGTACGGCCACGACTATTCAAAAGCAGGCCGGTACAGGCGACGACACTACCGCTTTGGATATTGTCGGCGTCTTCGTCGGTTGTTCATACACCGACCCAAACACAAATCAAGTCGTATATAGCCAGCTTTGGCCAACAGGCACTGTTGCCTCTGACGCCATGGCTTTCGTTGTCGATGACCCGAACGTATTGTTTGCTATCCAAGCAGACGGTGCGCCTACGAACACTGGCGACATTTACGGCAAAAACGCGCTGTTGGTACAAACTGCTCCGAACACATCGCTGAAAATCAGCCGTGTTGCTTTGGACATTTCGACGCTTGGTACAGACGCTCAGAACCCAATCCGTGTCATCGATTATCTCGGTGGCGACAAGGGCGATGAGAAAGGTACTTCGTATCCGATCTTGGTTTGTAAGTTTAATTACCATCAGCACACATCCACAACTGGTTCTGCATAAGGAGAGTGACTAATGGCAATTTCACGCGCACAACTTCTTAAAGAACTTTTGCCGGGTCTGAACGCACTGTTCGGGCTAGAGTACGACAAGTACGAAAACGAACACGCAGAAATCTATGAAACCGAAAACTCAGAGCGTAGCTTTGAAGAAGAAGTCAAATTAAGCGGCTTCGGTGCGGCTCCTGTGAAGCCCGAAGGTTCAGCGATTTCGTTCGACAACGCGCAAGAGTCTTTCACCGCTCGTTACAACCACGAAACGGTTGCAATGGGTTTCTCTATCACTGAAGAAGCAATGGAAGATAACCTGTATGACGCATTGTCTGCACGTTACACCAAAGCTCTGGCTCGCGCCATGGCTTACACGAAGCAGGTTAAAGCCGCTTCGCTTCTTAACACTGGCTTTGACACGTTCCAGTCTGGCGATGGCGTAACGTTGTTCAGCACAGCACACCCAACGGTTGCTGGCGGTAACAACTCAAACCGTCCATCAGTTGCCGCTGACTTGAACGAAACCTCGCTGGAGCAAGCTGTGATTGACATCGCCGCTTTCACCGACGAGCGTGGCCTGCTCATTGCGGCTCGTCCGCGCAAACTGATTGTGCCACCTGCACTGATGTTTGTTGCTACGCGCCTTCTGCAAACTGAGCTTCGCACTGGCACTGCCGACAACGACATCAATGCTCTTCGTAGCAACGGTTCGATTCCAGAAGGTTTCCGCGTCAATCACTACCTGACTGACACAGACGCCTTCTTCATCACAACCGATGTACCGAATGGCATGAAGCACTTTGTCCGTACGCCTATGACGACTCAAATGGATGGTGACTTCGATACTGGTAACGTTCGCTATAAAGCTCGCGAACGCTACAGCTTCGGCGTTTCCGACCCACTTGGTGTCTATGGCTCACCTGGTGCATAATAAAAAGTTCAGTTGAATTTTTTGGGGGGTGGCATTTGCCGCCCCTCTTTTTTTGTATTAGAATACATATGTCCCTGACAGTTACATGGTGTAACTGACTTAACCCAGACAGGAGTTCAACATGGGTACTACAACTTTTTCTGGCCCTATTAAGGCTGGTACAATCAAAGACACCACTGGAAGCACGGTCGGAACGAACGTAGCTAACGTTGGTTTCGCTCTTATGGCACAAAGCGCAAACGTTGTTTTCGGTGCTGATGGCACGACCACAACCGTAGCAACCGTTCCAGCAAATAGCCAAATCTTCCAAATTGCAGTAGATGTAACGACTGCATTTAACGCCGCTACAACGAACCTGTTCGACATTGGCGACGGTACTACAGCAAACAAATATGCAGACAACTTAGCCGTTGGTGCACAGGCTCGCGTACTTGCAACATCAGACGTTTCTCAAATTGGGAACTTGATTGATGTTGGCGCAAGCGACGTTAACATCGTTGTGACATACAACCAATCTGGCACGGCGGCTACCGCTGGTGCGGCTACTGTAACGGTTCTTTACGTTCAGAACAACAATCTGTCGTAGGTGTAGTCATGGCTATGTCTGATGTATTCGCGGTTACTAAAACGGCAGACGCTACTGTGTATGCCAGCCGCGCTCGTGTGCGTCAGATTCAGGTAAAAACAGCGGCCTCTGGTAGCCCACAGGTTGTCTTGAAGGATGGAGGGTCTGGCGGTACCACACTGCTAGACGTTTCATTCGGCGTTTCAGATACATTTTCAGTCAACATCCCAGACAATGGTATTTTGTTTGAAACTGACGTTTACTTGGATTTGACAGACTGTTCAAGCGTGACAGTATTCCTGTCATAAAGGAGTTATCGAATGGCTGAGAAAAGTTCCATATCCCGTGTAGGGACTACTGAGCCATTCGAGCTTCAAGTCTCCCGTGGTCAAATATCATTCCATAAAACTGTTTTTAAGTTTGGTTACAACGCCGCTGTTGGAGCCACTAAGGAAACCATCTGGGAACAGGGCGGCTTATACGCTTATCCCGCATCAGCCACAGTAATGACTATATCAAGCAGTTCAGCTAATGACACTGCCGCAGGAACTGGTGCAAGAACAGTAGAAGTTTTTGGCCTAGACGCCGATTACAACGAAATAAACGAAGTTGTCACGCTGAAT